AACTGTCGTTTTGGCAGATATTATGTCATGCATTCGTATAATTTCTTTTTGGCACACGGTTTGCTTTTTAATAAGCGTCCGTTCGAGACGAAACTCCATAACAGGAGTGGAGAAACAACCGGACAAAAAGAAATCATTGAATAATAATAAATAAAAAAATAACGATCATGGGAAAAATTATTGGTATTGACTTAGGAACTACAAACTCTTGTGTTGCTGTATTTGAAGGTAACGAACCGGTAGTAATTGCAAACAGTGAAGGTAAACGTACTACTCCTTCTGTTGTCGCTTTCGTAGATGGTGGCGAACGTAAGGTGGGCGACCCTGCAAAACGTCAGGCTATTACTAACCCGACACGTACCATTTTCTCTATCAAACGTTTCATGGGTGAAAATTGGGACCAGGTTCAGAAAGAAGTTACTCGTGTTCCTTATAAAGTAGTGAGAGGCGATAACAACACTCCGCGTGTTGACATCGACGGACGTCTGTACACTCCGCAGGAAATTTCTGCTATGATTCTTCAGAAAATGAAGAAAACTGCTGAAGATTATCTTGGACAGGAAGTAACGGAAGCAGTAATCACTGTTCCTGCATATTTCTCTGACTCTCAACGTCAGGCTACGAAAGAAGCCGGACAGATTGCCGGTCTGGAAGTAAAACGTATTGTGAACGAACCGACAGCCGCTGCTCTTGCTTATGGTCTGGACAAGGCTCACAAAGACATGAAGATTGCTGTGTTCGACCTTGGTGGTGGTACATTCGATATATCTATCCTTGAATTTGGTGGTGGTGTATTCGAAGTACTTTCTACAAACGGTGATACTCACCTTGGTGGTGACGACTTCGATCAGGTAATCATCAACTGGCTGGTAGAGGAATTTAAGAACGATGAAGGCGCTGACTTGACTCAGGACCCAATGGCTTTGCAACGTTTGAAAGAAGCTGCTGAAAAAGCTAAGATCGAGTTGTCTTCTTCTACAAGTACAGAAATTAACTTGCCGTATATCATGCCGGTAAACGGTGTGCCCAAGCACTTGGTTAAGACTTTGACTCGTGCTAAATTCGAATCTTTGGCTCACGGATTGATTCAGGCTTGTCTTGAACCATGTAAGAAAGCGATGAGTGATGCAGGCTTGAACAATGCTGATATTGACGAAGTAATCCTTGTAGGTGGTTCTTCACGTATTCCGGCTGTACAGAAATTGGTGGAAGATTTCTTTGGAAAAGCTCCTTCTAAGGGTGTAAATCCAGATGAAGTGGTTGCTATCGGTGCTGCTGTACAGGGTGCTGTTTTGACAGACGAAATCAAGGGTGTAGTATTGTTGGATGTAACTCCATTGTCAATGGGTATCGAAACATTGGGTGGTGTAATGACTAAGTTGATTGATGCTAATACTACCATTCCGGCTCGTAAGAGTGAAACATTCTCTACTGCTGCCGATAACCAGAGTGAAGTAACGATCCATGTATTGCAGGGTGAACGTCCGATGGCTGCACAGAACAAATCAATCGGTCAGTTCAACTTGTCAGGTATTGCTCCTGCTCGTCGTGGGGTTCCTCAGATTGAGGTTACATTTGATATTGATGCAAACGGTATCTTGAAGGTATCTGCAAAAGATAAGGCAACCGGTAAGGAACAAGCTATCCGTATCGAGGCTTCCAGTGGTTTGAGCAAGGAAGAAATCGAAAAGATGAAAGCTGAAGCTGAAGCTAACGCCGAAGCAGATAAGAAGGAACGTGAAAAAATTGATAAATTGAATCAGGCTGACAGCGTAATATTCCAGACTGAAAATCAGTTGAAGGAATTAGGTGACAAGTTGCCTGCTGACAAGAAGGCTCCGATTGAAGCTGCTTTGCAGAAACTGAAAGATGCTCATAAGGCTCAGGATTTGGCTGCTATTGATACTGCTATGGCAGAAATCAATACTGCTTTCCAAGCTGCAAGTGCTGAAATGTATGCTCAAGGTGGTGCACAACAAGGTGGCGCACAGGCTGGGCCTGATATGAATGGCGGTGCCGGTCAGCAAGATAATGGAACTAAGCATGGAGATAATGTGCAAGATGCTGATTTTGAGGAAGTCAAGTAAGACCACTAAAAATCGGTAGGCATCGATAATCAAAAATATTGAAAGAGCGTGATACTCAATGAGTTCACGCTCTTTTTTTATTTTCAAGTTTTTCGTGAGAAATGCGTTATTTTTGGAATTTTGCAGTATATTTGTACCATAATTGTACCAGTACTTAAAAGGATATAAGGTTGAACTTATTAATACTTATCACCCTTTTTCGGGTACCAACAATAAAAATAGAGACATATGCCAAGAGCAAAATTTCAAATAGAACGAAAGTGCAAGATATGCGGGAAACCCTTTATGGCACTGACAATTGAGTCACAGTATTGCTCTCCTGCTTGTGGCCAAAAGGCCTACAAAATACGTAAGCGTGAGCAAAAGAGAAATGAGGAACTTCAACAGGTGATTGAAGGCTTGGATTCAGACCGTGATTTTATTACGGTACCAGAAGCTATTGCCCTCTTTGCCGTAGGAAGACAAACTTTATACCACTACATTCGTAGTGGCAAAATTCCTTCGGTCAACTTAGGTCAGAGATTGACAAGACTAAGTAAAAAACAACTCGGGGAATTATTTCCACTACGAACCAGTGTAATTGATGGCGAGGTTAAAACGGTTCGCAAGCTTTATGATATGGAGCCAGAGAACTGCTACACGATTACTGAGATTTGCAAGAAGTATAAAGTGAACGATAGTACGGTTTATACGCAGATTCGTAAGTATGGTATTCCGACTCGCCAGATAGGAAACTACGTGTATGTACCAAAATCTGAAATTGATAACCTTTATAAAAACGGTAAAGTATGAAAAAAGCATTTAGTCATACCAAAGTAGCCGTCAAGCTTCGCAAGTCTCCTTACGCTGAAGCTTGGTTCATTTATCTCGAAGCTTACCCAGTATATGATTATGAAGGGGCCAAACCTAAACGTGTACGTGAGTATCTAAATAGAACCATTACCACACCAGTTTGGGACAAGAACCAGCCTACAAGAGGTAAAAGTAACGGCGAGCAACACTATATGCCAAAGCGTGATGTGAATGGTGTTATTCAGTGTCGCTCACAAGTTGATCAGCAGTCATGTATGTATGCCGATAGAGTTAGAGATACCTGGCAGCACGAATATGACAGCACTGCACTCTATACAGAGAAAGATGCTGAGACTGCAGCTCAGCAGGAAAAATCACGCGCCCACTTCCTTGATTATGTGAAGTTCCTCACCTATGAGCGTCACAAAGGTGATTCGGAGTCAATAATTGGTAACTGGGAACGCTTCTTAGGAATGCTCAAGGAGTTTACAGGTAAGGAAAATATTCCATTTTCAGAAATAGATATGCCTTTCATTGAGAATTACCGTAACTATGTGTTGACGGCTCCTAAACTCAGTGGTGGTAAAGGTATCATTTCCAAGAACACAGCATCCACCTATTTCTCGATACTGAAAGCAGCATTGAAGCAAGCCTTTATTGATGGCTACCTTACTATTGATATTTCAGCCAAGGTGAAAGGCATCAAGGGCGAAGAATCACGCCGTGAGTTCTTGACTGAGGAAGAACTTAATCGTCTGGCCAATACGCCATGCGACAAGCCCATTCTCAAAAAGGCTGCATTGTTCTCAGCGCTTACAGGTTTGCGCCATAGCGATATTCAAAAGTTGCGCTGGAGTGAGATTCAAGAAATGGATGGTAAATATCGATTGAACTTCACTCAGAAGAAGACCAAAGGTGTGGAATATATGCCTATTCCAGAATTTGCATACAAACTCTGTGGTGAGCGGCAAGACCCCGAGCTACTTGTCTTCCCAGGGCTTCCTGACCCATCGTGGATTTCCCGTCCGCTGAGAAGATGGATAGAGTCTGCGGGTATCACCAGGAATATCACCTTCCACTGTTTCCGGCATACCTATGCAACCCTACAGCTGGCGAATGGTACGGATATTTACACGGTGAGCAAGATGCTTGGCCATACGAACGTGAAGACAACGCAAGTTTACGCTAAGGTTATCGATTCTAAGAAAGACAAGACGACAGAAGCCATCAATATTGATGCAGACATAAACGACATATAGACCGACTGCACACCACTACAGCGACCTTGAGCCATTTACATAAACATGTAGATGGCTTTTTTTTCGCCTTTACCGATAGTTGTCGATTGTTATTGGATAACACTTATGATTGGCTTATGATTTAAGTCATAAAGCCCTCTGCAAAGTTTATGATAATAGCTTATGATATTACTGAAAATGAGGTCATTTACTGCTGAATAATCTATGATTTAGGCATGATGAGAATCAGTACGAAATCAGTATTGCTTTTTTCTTTTGTTTTGCAGCCGATTTGAGATAAATATCAGTAATCATCAATAATTAAATCGGAATAAAAATGGAAGAAACCAACATTAGGTTCGAGGACTTACCAGAAGCTGTTCAATGGATTAAGAATAAGCTTACGGAAATAGCCCTCAAGATCGATCGCATGCACGGTAATGCGATAGAAAAAGAAGAGCCGCCGCAATGGTTCTCAATTCAAGAATTGTGTGACTACCTACCGGAACACCCAGCAATTCAAACGGTATACACATGGACGAGCGCTAACCGCATTCCTTATTATAAAGAGGGAAAGCGCATTCGTTTCTTGAAATCGGAAATCGACAAATGGATGCTCAATAGCAAGTTGAAAAGCAGAGATGAGCTTGAGAAGGAAGCCCAAAATTTTGTAGAATCAAAACGCAAAAACGCATTTTATGGCACAAAAAAAGGATAATAGAACCACAACTCAGTCCGATGTTTCGGACTTCCCCCTCCACGCATTTCCAAAAAAGATATTGGAAATGGCGAATGGCCTTGCTGATTCTGAAAGTTTCCACATTGAGTATTTGCTCGTGTCGATGGTTTCGGCGATTGCATCTGCCACAGGTAATGCACTTCAGATAAGAATCAAAGGTGGATGGACGAGTAGCCCCATCTTCTACATCATTTTAGTTGGTCGTCCTGGACTTGGTAAAACTCCACCATTGGATTTTGCCTACCGCCCCATTCGTGCTTATGACTTCCAAAATCTTTCAAAGTTCAGGGCTATGATTGAAAAAGCTCAAAACGAAAAAGGAAGCTCAACTTCGGCTTTTGGCCAAGGTGCATCAAGTATCAAGCTGAGCAAAATTATGGTGTCGGACTTTACACCAGAAGCATTGATGCAAGCCCACAATGCCAATCAACGAGGTATCGTTGTTTTTGTCGATGAGATCATGGGCATGTTCAATTCTGTCAACCAATATAGCAAGGGTCAGTTGATAGAACAATTTCTTACTGCTTATAGTGGAAAGGCCATTGACATTACGCGTTGTAGCATGGAGATTCCCATTCATATTGAGATGCCTTGCATCAACATGATTGGTACCGCCCAGCCCAAGCGACTCCTCTCTCTCTTTAATAAGGGCTACAAGGATAATGGTTTGATCGACCGTATTTTGTTTGCTTATCCATTCGGGTATAAGATTCCCTATTGGGATTATACTAAAAGGAACAGTTCGGATGCCTACAAAGCATTGGCCGAACAATGGGAGAATATTATCAATGATATTTTGTCCCTTCCCTGTGACTTTGATAAAACAGGATTAGTAGTTCCTACAATACTTGACTTCACCAATGATGCTCGTGATCTCTTTTATGTATGGCGGAACGAAACAATTCTGCACATGAATGTAGATGACGAGGGAAACGAAATCGATGAACGTATTATGAAGACACACCTAAGTGTGGCACGTTTTTCTCTAATTTTTCAGATCATGAAGTGGACATGCAATGAAGCTGAGTTGGATTATGTAGATGAAGATTCTGTGAAGTCTGCCATCCTGCTTAACGAATACTTTGAAAACTGCTATAACCGCATTGAGAAACTGATAAAAGACGATGGCATTCCAGAGCAGAAGAAACTCTTTCTTGGAAACATTAAATCGTCTTTTACCACCGCTGATGCGATACAAGCCGGCAATGAGGTTGGCATGTCCGAGCGTGCCACCATGTACACGCTGGCCCAATTCCTTTCAGATGGTTACATCAAGAAAACAAGTCGTGGCAATTATGAGAAACTGCAATAATAACACCCTGTTTGCAGGTTGCAGTTTTTGCAGTTTGCAGTATGAGCGCGACATGAATATATATAACTTTTTTAATAACATTCCTATGGAAATGAGACGCGAAATGA